GCTTTTGTCGTTGACCTAAATTGGCAGACAGGGGGTATGGCGTCTTGTTTTTAACCCGACGCTGCATCGAACAATAACGGCATCTGACCAGACCACGACGCACCTTTCTTGACGTTGCACTTCAGACACGCGCACCGAACATTGCCCCACTCGTGCCCTCGAATGCGTGCACTCAGTGGATAGGGATGATGGTCAACCGTGGGAGACCTTGGGTCAGCGCGTCCTCTGTGCACAACATACTTGCGAAGGGTCTTCCTCTTGCAGATGTGGCAGCGATAGCCATCTCTCTCAAAGACATCCGGCCTACGAATCTTGCAATCATATGCCACGCCGAACCTCCTGCATCGCCTTTTAAAGTCGCCGCAGGCTTTCTTGTGCCTTTTCAGAACACACTTGTTGCATACCGGATTGGCTTTTCTTTTCTCGACATTTCCGCCTATGAAGCAAATGCTCATAGGCCTATCGCAGACTGTGCAAGTTGCCGCCGAGCAATCTTTTCTAGCGCACCCCCAAGAGCAGTGCGGCAGCTTCCAGCTAGATGGCTTAAGGCACTTCTCTCCGCAGTGCTTGCACGTCAGCCACTTCGGAATCTTCCTCAAGAAGGCAGCAAAGTCACTGGCAGCAGCCTGCACCGGGGGGCGAAATGCATTTCGCATTGCCCGACGCCACATCGCCCTGACTTGTTTCAGAAATGCTTTTCTGGCTACTAAGCCTTCGCGAACCTCATAGAAGTCCGGAGACTGACTTATCTTGTTGGGGCGTTCTCTGGCCGCTTGGTCAATAGAGGATCTGTCCCATGATTGTATGCCAGCCGCCCTTGCTTCATGGAAGCATTTGGAAGAGCAATACTTCCGTGCGTCCCCTGATCCACACGGCAGTCCGCACATGGCACACGGCGGTCGAGGCTTCTTCGCCCGCGGCTTGCCGGGAATGCCTTTCCTTGCAGCAACGCTTGCGTCAACCTGCCTCTTACGAAGCACGCTCTGGCAATCCTGGGAGCAGCACCGTTTTCGACCTATCTCAAATAAGCCGGTCGCGACAAACTGCCCGTCGCAGATGACGCAATTCTTTTGCTGCAATGGGTCTTTGTATCGGCCGGATGCTCGATCTTTGCAGCGCTGCAGCTTGCAGCACTCCGGACACGAAGCGCGATCTGCACCGTGAATGGTCGTCCATGACGAACCGCATTTTCTGCAAGCCATCATTACATCCTCCTGATGGCAAGAATGTAATCAGATCAACTTGGCGAGTCTAGTCTCCGAGTTAGTCTTCTTCTGGTGACAGCTCGCGCATAAAGTTTGTCCATTCGCCGTGTCATAACGCAGGTCTGGCCGCAGACTAACTGGGATCACGTGGTCAGCGTGAGCCTCGCCTTTTCGGGACAGAATGCGGGAGCAATGACGGCAAACGTAGGCGTCGCGGAGAAGCACGGCTTGCCGCCATGCACGATGCTTCGGGTCGCAGTAGCCACGCCTATAGCCGTTGGGCCTGTTCTCGATCCTGCGGATCTTCGCGTTGCCCCTGGCAGGCCGCAGCATCTCGACACGTTGCGGCATCAGTTTACCTCCGCTGCGATCCACTTGCCTGTCGCCGTGTCCAGCGTCCAGCCCTCGCCGGGGCATGGCGGCACGAATGCGTCGATGTCATCGCGGTACTCGTATCCGATGCCAGCGTAGTTCATCCTAAACGAGACGCCTCCCTTGATGTGTACTCCGCCCTGTGTGTGATAGCTAGTTCGCTTGCACCGCTGGCCTCGCACGGCTGCGTAATGCGATTCCCAATCAACACCCTCGTTTTCGTCGCGTCCGACGATTACCTCGGTGACTATGCCGCGCTCATTGAGGAATGCGTAGTGCGCCATGTTACGAGAATGTCACCGTGTCGGTGCCTGCCGTGATTGTGATCAGCTTGTCGCCGCCGATTGTTCCTGCCGTGTAGGTCAGGCCCGCTCCGAGCTTGATATTCAAGCCAGCCGAGCAACGAATCACGACAACCCCGCTGCCGCCTATTCCCGTAGCCGTAGAGGGGGAATATGTGCCACCACCACCTCCACCTGTATTCGCTGCTCCAGCCACAGCGGCTGTGGTCGAACTGGCACCCGTTCCGCCGCCGCCACTTCCGCCTGCCGAGCCACTGCGCCCGGCACCGCCGCCACCAGCGTAGGTAAGTCCTGTGATCGTTGAAACGCGACCATTACCTCCGGCACCGCTAGTTCCACCAGCCGTGCCTGCTCCAGCACCGCCGCCAGAATTAAAACCGTCGCCACCGCCGCCGCTAAAACCATCGCCAGTTATAGACACGCCCACAAAATCTAAACTATCGCCTAGCCATGAACGACCGCCGCCATTTGCGCCATTACCGCCGCTACGCACATATGGCGCAGCTGCTCCGTTGTCGTCGTTGACGCCGCCGCTACCGCCGCCGAGTGCTACGACGCTATCAAATTTGCTCGCTACTCCGAAACTGCTCCTGACCCCGTGTGTTGTAGATCCAGCACCGCCAGCACCTACCGATACAAAAATGCTTTTGTTCAGAGCTATAGCCACAGTCTGTTCGACAACTGCACCTCCACCACCGCCACCGCCGATACTCGCACTCGATCCGCCAGAACCGCCAGCACCTCCGCCGCCAACCACAAGCACGCGGACGCTTGCTGGAGACGGCACGCCATTGACGCCGTAAGGCATCGTCGCAATCGTCGCGCCGCCAACGCCGTAGATACCCTGATTCACAGATCGGCTCCAAACGCCGTAATGTGCGTTGCTTGGGCCACGCTGGTCGTGACCCGCACAGACCACGACGCAGATGGCAGAATCAGATTGTTGTAGGTGTTGCTGACGCGAGTCTGCTGCACGGTTGCAGAGCCGGTCGCAGCCGCAACCGTCACTTCGTCAAACAGCCAATACGTTGTTCCGTCGTAAAGGAAGATGCGGACGATAGAAGCGGCAGAAGTCGCTGCACATTTAACTACGATTTCCGCGATCCTCGTACCGGCTGCCGCGCCAGTAATCAGTGTGCCCACGTTGGTCGGTGCGGTGTAGCTAGACTCCGCCGTGGCAATAGATACGGCACCAATGCGGGGCGTAACGGCGAAAGCTGGTGATGTAGCCATTAGCGAAAGTTGCTCCATAGAAATAGATTGTCAGCCGCCGATGTCGTTGACGCGCCGCTACCGCCGCCGCCAGAGGCACCTGCCACGCCAGCCGGGCCTTGCGGCCCGATGCCACCGCTCGCTGCTGCCGAGACGGTCGATGAGCCGACGTTGGCAGCAATCGCATTGCCGCCAGATACCGCTGCCGTGATCGGCTGCGAGACTACTGTCGCTGTGATCTGCGTCATGCGTAGACCTCGACGACGCCTTGCAACGCCGTTCGCTGGACGCCGCCGGGGGCAATCCAATCAAGCCGCCAGCCGTAGGTGCCAGCAGCCAGCGATGCGGTCTGCGTGTCCGTAAGGCTGACAGCCACCACCGCCGCAGCGGCGTCGGTGACGCTAGTCGTGATCGGCGACACCGTGCCGCCAGTGACGAGACTCCTGATCGTGCTGGTCACGGTGTAGCCAACGAGGGAGACACCGCCGAAGTCGATGGTCGTAGCGAAGTCGTCGCCACGCTTGAATGCGAGGCTCATCGTGCCTGGAAGCTGGGTATAAGTCGCGCTCACTTGGCCGCTCCTGTCTTGCACTTGCACGACGGCGGGCATGGGCACGCCGTGCGATGACCGTCACCGTGGACGATGTAACCACGCCCGCCGCACTCAGCGCAGCAGCCGGGTTTCGGTGGTGCTGGCTCTGGAGCCTTCTCAACTGCCGTAGCGGCGTAGGCCGCCGAGACAGCCGCCGAGGCTCTGGGAGCCTCACGGTCGATCTGTGCGGGGTCTGAGGCAAGAGACGCCAGCAGTGAGAGCAGCCATTGCCACATAGTTACCACCCTTGCCCGTGGTTAAGAATCCTGTGTCCATCGGCGTCAACGCGAGCGTGAACCACATACGCCTGCTCGGCGGGCGGTTGCTCTGCGAACATCATCGCCCACAAGCCAAGCCGGGCTAGCCGCTGAACGAATCGCAGCACGGGCCGCTGCGGCTCGGGCTTCACAGGGCTGTAGTCCGACGTCGCCGCCCACCAAGTCAGCATGACGGCGACCAAGCCAACGACGACGGCTGTCTGGATTTCTCTCTTGCTCATCGGTCGTCACTCCACAGCGAGTAGGCGAACATCACAGCCACGGCACCGATCACGCTGCCAATCAGCCCAGCGGGAGCGTCACCAAACGGCAGACCGCCAGCGAGCGAACCGATGATGCCGAGTCCGATTGTCGGCACCCAGCCATCAGGGCACTTGCCGGGGTACAGCCATTTCGCAACGCCGCCAGCAAAGGCACCGAATACAAGCCACATGACAAGTGACATAGGGCACTCCTAGAGTCCAAGGTGATAGGCATCTGCGATGAGTCGAGCGGGCGACGGGGTGCGAACCTCAGGCGGCGTAGGCTGGAGCCATCCACCGTGATCGAGGTTGCGATACTTGAAGTTCACGCCGCTGATGCTGAACGAGTCTTGTCCCGAGAGCATCGCGTCAACGGTCTCGCGCGAAACCCAGAAAGAGCCGTCTGGCTGGTCCGAGGGCCACTTCGGGCCTGCGTTGAAGACGCCCCACGAATTGATGCACAGCAGCCCGTCCCGCTTTCCTTCGTTCTTGGCGTAACGCACAGCGATAAAGCACATGCAGTGAGCCCACGAGCCGCTTCGAGGTGCGAAACCGTCAGCGTCACGCTGCGACGAGAAGCCAACGCCAGAGCAGACCGGCACGGGGTAGCCTGACTCGATGCTCGCCGCCGCCTCATCGAACGTGCGGACAAGTGCAACGTTCTTTGCTGTGTTCTTGTTGGCAAGCCTTGCAAGCGCGAGACCGTTAGCGCCACCGCCGCACAAAAGGTTGCCCCACTCCTTTGCCCGCTGCGGGCTGTACGTCGTCAGGTCAGCGCCGGGATACTGCTGGCGAAAGAGGATGCCGCCGACCGTGCTGTCTTTGCACTTCCCGGCGACCCAGCGTGCAGCTGCACCGCCATAGCTGCCGTCGCTGTAGCCCGCCTGGCTGACGGGAGGAAGACGCCCGGCGGTGCGACTTCCCGAGTACAGGCTGGTCGTGTCTACGAGCTTCGGCGGCTCGGGCAATTCGCCTTCTGCCCAATCCACGCACTGGCCGACGTACGAGCCCATAGCCCAACCGAATGAAACGCAGTCGCCGATTCCCTGCTTCCACGGGCCGAATGGCTTGCCGTAGACCTGACGGTGAGCACGGTCAGCGTGGCGATACAGAAACGTGTCTTTCTGTTGCGCCTTCTGCATAACGTCTTTGCCAGCGTCAGAAAAAAGCGGCTGGTCGAGTTCCGCGAGGAATTGCCGCGTACCAACAGGATCAGGAACGTAGCCGAACTGCCCGTCAATGCGTGCGGCGACCTTGTTCGTAGCCCTCTCGACGAGTGCCCCCAAGATCGCCATCACGACGACGAACGTGACGGCACCGACAGACCATTGATTACTTCGCGACATCGGCGGCAGCCCTCGCAAGGTCACGGAGTGCAGCTACCCACGCCGCCCGGCTTTCGGGCGTCACAGGCCCGCCAGACGAGCCAACAGAGTCGTCAAGGAACTTGTGAACGCTGTCTCGTACTTGCGGCTGCCGAGCACCGATTGACTCCCCACGGCATCGCATCTCGCGGGCGGCGATTCGCAACTCATCGAACGCTACGCCGGTCTTGAGCCTCTGGTCGTGCTGCCCGTCGTACTCAATGCACGACGCGAGTTCTGCACACAGAGCTGATAGCGTGGCCGCGTCGGAGGCGGCTGACGGCCCGATGAACTTGCCCCGCAACGTGAACGCATCCGGCGGCACGGGCACGGGCTGCGGCGTCGGTGCTGGCTTGCTAGGCATGAACGCAATCGCGGCAGCGACGAGAAGGGCGACCGCCGCGAGGTGCTTCCCGTCGATGCTTGGCTTGCTTGCCGTGGCGTACCACGCCTGCACCCGCTCGGTGATTTGCTGACCGGCGAGCGCGTACAACGCAAACGCGAGAAGGATTGCTGTGATCATTGCGCTCTCACAAGGGGAAGGATGGTTTCGATCGTTCCGGCGGCGATAGCCACGACCAACGCCCGAGCCGGGGGCCGCACGATGAACCAGAACGGATAGACGCTCATGGGCACACACGCGACGGCCAGCGAATCGAACAGCACACCAACAGACTCCAGCACGATGTCTCGTTTCTGCGGCCCGGTCAGCGTCTGCACGGCGTCGAGCATCTCGACCGCCAGCCTGACAAGTGCCGCAACAAGCGACCCGAACTCGGCCCACGTCAGGCCGTCGCGGGCCTGCTCGCGGGCAGCGTCAAGGAAACGCTGTGCCGCAACGACGAACGCCGGTAGTGTGTTTTCGTAGGACACCATCGGACACCTCGGGGAGCTGGACGACTCACTTCGATTCTGGCGGATCGCCCTGGCTGTCTGGCAGAGGGAAGACGATCACGTCCGAGAGCCATTGGTAGACGTCCTGCCAGCAGTCTTCGGCCTCCTGACACGATTCCTTTTTGGTGAGCGGAAACGGCTGCGTGAACACTTCCTCGCGCCCGTTGACGATTTTCCCGTCAACGTCCTGCAAGGTGAGGTAGACGTACCGCCGCCCGTACTCGACGACGATCCGCCGCTCGATGCCGTCTGGTCGCTCACTCATCGGCAAACCCTTCCATCGCCTCGCGGGCGTCGTTCGTCAGTTCAATGCGTTTCAGCACGAACTGTCGGGGCTTCGTCACCTGCCTCTCGCCTCGCGTCCGGTCGTCCCAGGTCGATTGAATCGCTAGGCACGCCTTTCGGATCTCGCTGGGAGTCGGGTCGCGGGACTCAGAGCGGTCGGGCTTAAATCGCAGTCGCCTGTCGTTTCTCGGGGGAAGATTCCACACGAATTTCAGCCGATTCACTTGGTCGCGGGTGATCGTGAACCGTTCGCACAGAGCCGCGATGGGCATGTGCGTTGCCCAATCGGCAGCGAATGCTTGAATGCTGATCGTTGCGGTGACGCCCGCCATGTCGCTACTCCAGCCAGCTCATAACCATTCGCATGCTCGGGTCAAGGTAAAGGTTCTTCCCCGTGTGCTTTGAGATAGTCCGATGCAGCCCAACGTGCTCGCAATCTGAGCCGTCGTACTCGCCCTGTAGGTATGCCTGCGTCTCGTAGATCGCCATGCCGCCGAATGCGCTTGCCACAACGACCGGCGGGCTGCCTACGGGTGGAATCCAGTGATGTTTCCACCCGCCAAAGCCAGCCGTGTAGTCATCCCAATAGTTCGTTGGCTGGCCCACTCCACGCATCGCCCATGCGTCGTAAGTCAGGAAGGCCGATGACGTTCGAGTCCCCTTGCCGTCGTTGACGCTCACTGGGTGCTCAAGCAGCGACACGCTCGCCATTCCGTAGGCATCCGTCATTGTCGCCAGCGATCCCACGCCGTGCATTACGCCCGCGTGACTCCAGCCTCCCCACGCATCCCAAACAATGACGAGCGTGTAGGTCGAGTCTGGGCAGTGCTGCCGCACCCACTCCTGGCACGCAGTGCGGTACTCGGCTAGGGCGAACGTTCGCGGGCCAGCGAACTCTGCCGAGAACTGCTGCCGGTTGAGCGTCTGGGTGTTGAACGTCGCCTGCGGATAAGCAGCGCAGAAATTTGCCAGCACCGTTTCCGTGTCGTCGGTGTTGTCGTTGGTTTCGCAGCGAAACCGCCACGACCGGCAGTCGCCAACAAGCATCAGGAGCCGTGCGAGATTGGCGTTGAGCCACGGCCCGCAGTTGCGAGCCAGCCCGACGACAGCCACGTCGGCATCGGCCCACGCTTCGACGCCGACGGAATGTGCCCGAGCAAAATCCGTCGCGAAATGATCGAGCGGATAGATGAGGTGGTCAGGCACCCGCCGCGATTTTGGCGAGCTTGGCAATGAGGCTGAGTCGGTCATCGTATTGCGTCACGTGGACGAAGTGCGGTCTGTCGGGCTTGTTGATGTCGCCGGGGTGATGGTTCCAGACCGGCGGCAAAAACGTCGTCTGCTCGTAGAGTCTGGTGGGGCTGTCAAGTTTTCCGTGCGGCCCCGGCCCGATCACGTAGCCCATCAGTCGCATGATCGCGGCCTGCTCCCACCACGGGTGATGCACGAACTCACCGCCGTCTGTCCAAGCCTGCTGCAGCGTCGGCCTCATCTCCTTCGACACGACCCACACGCCGCAGTTCGGGACTCGTCCACACTCGGTAAGGTGCTCAACGACTGCTTGGCATGTGCCCGGCTGTAGTTCCGCAATGATGTCAGCGCCCGGCCATGCGATCACGACATCAGCGTCGATCCACGCCACGACGTCATAAGCCTTGAGGGCCGCATACATCGCTGGCAGCTTTTGCCACGACGCCGGTCGCTCGCCAATAAGGCTCAATGAAATGAAGTCGTGGCCGTGCCGCTGGGCATACGCCTCCATCAGCGGAGCGGTGTGCTTTGCCATCGCGGCGTGCGTGGCACCGCTCCAGCCGGTGAGGATCAGAGACTGCATGCGATTACACCTCGGCCCAGTCACTGCCAGCACGCTGAAACAGAACTACCTCGGCACAACCAAGCTTGCGTGCGATTTCTGCCGTGGTCGGCGAGAACACAGCCAGTGGCTTGCGGATGTCGATGGTGCCAGCACCCATCAGCACCGCAGCCAGAGCCGTTGCCTTGCCTGTGTTGCGATACCGATCCTCCACGTACTGCTCCAGCGTCTGCATCCCTCGCCACACGTGCGAGCAAGCCCAGCCGACCATAGCGCCGTCGATGTGCCACACGGCAATCGGTGTACAGCTGCTGCCGTCGCCCTTCATTACCGTGGCGACCTCGATCTGAAACTCGCTGCTGGGCTTCGTCAGCCTGGAGCGAATCGCCAGCAGGTCGATCTTGGAAAGCCCATCAACAGTAGTGGTCGTTACTTGGTTCACTGCACCCTCACTGTCGTTCTCGCCTCATCGCCATAGCTTTTCTCAACGATTGCTTTGCCAACTTGCTTGTCATCAACCCAGGCGATGCCGTTCAGTGCATCCTCAATTCCCTTCTGGCAGTTCGACA